ACCGTCCAGGAGCTCCGGGTAATGGAGCGTCAGTTGTCCCTCAGCGGTACTACGGGCAGGCCCGCGGGTGCACGGGCGTATCGATATGATAGTATGCCCCGCGGCACCAACGATGCCACCTCCGCTGCCATTCAGCAGCAGGAAGGGCTGGAAGCCGCCGTCTGTGCCGTAAAGGAGGAACTTGCCGCCCTGGAGCCGCGTTTCAACGCCCTGATGGCCCTGGCCCGGAATTTCCGCGAACGCTACATCCTGCGGCAATATTACCAGCTGTGTCTTACCGACAGTCAGATCGCTGAATATCTGGATGTCAGTCCCCGCCACGCCAACCGCCTCCGGGCAGATCTCCTGGCCCATCTGGACAACACGTCCGCCATGTCCGCCGCCGTCGTTGTGTGTCCGACCGCATCGTGATAATATGGCATCGTGGAATTTAAGAACAAACGTTCTTGTTCTGCAAGCAAGCGCTCCGAATATCGGGGCGCTGTTTTCATGAAAGGAGGTCGTTCATGGCCAAAAGACGTACCGCCGCCGGGGACATTGCCACGCCGGAGGAAGTGCTGCGCACCTTTACACAAATCATGCGTGGAGAAATGACGGAATCCACCGGGCGCAAGAGCACCTCCGGCGAGGAGATCACCCAGGCACCGAAGATCTCCGAGCGCAGCAAGGCGGCGGAATTGCTGGGCAAGCGCTACGGCCTGTTCAGCGAGAAGGATCCCGGCGGCAAGCCCAAGGCGGAGCTGGCAGCGGAGATCGAGGCGGCCATGCGGGAAATGCATGGATCGTGATGCCCTGGCCCTTCTGGTGCAGCGTCCGGCCCAAGTGGCCCGGTGGTGCGCCTTTCCCCTGCTGACCGACGACCTCCACGGAAGGTGGATGCGGCAGATGATCTCCGGCCGGGAGGACATGACCCTGCTGGCACACCGCGGCTCCTACAAAACCACCTGCCTGGCGGCGGCCATGGCCATCAGTATGTGCGTGTACCCCATGCGGAACATGATCTTCATGCGCAAGACCGATGGCGATGTGGTGGAGATCATCCGGCAGGTCAAGCAGCTATTGCAGTCCGATGCCATGCTCTTTCTCACCCAGAAATTATGGGGCGAGCCCGTGAACATTCTCCGGGCAGATCAATTCAGCATCACCACGGACTGCTACGCTGCCTGCCGTGGCGCGGCGCAGCTGCTGGGCCAGGGCACAAGGGGCAGCCTTACCGGCAAGCACGCGGACATCATCATCACCGATGATATCGTGAATCTGCAGGATCGCATCAGCCCCCAGGAGAGGGAACACACCCGCGCCATCTATCAGGAGCTGCAAAACATCCGCATCCCCGGCGGGCGGATCATCAACACCGGCACGCCCTGGCACCCGCAGGATGCCATCTCCCTCATGCCACGGGTGGAAAGGTACGATTGCTACCGCACAGGCCTTCTTTCACCGGAGAAGCTGGACGAGCTGCGGCGATCCATGTCGCCCACGCTCTTCGCTGCGAACTACGAATTACAACACATTACCGACGACCACGCCCTGTTCGCCCAGCCTCCGGCTTTCTTTGATGATCCCCTGCTCCTGCGCGACGGCATTGCCCACATCGACGCAGCCTACGGCGGCAGCGACAGCACCGCCCTGACCTGCGCCCGGCGGGAGGGCGGTACCATCTACCTGTACGGCCGGCTGTTCCCCGGCCATGTGGACACGGTGATGGAGGAGATCCTTGCCGAATGCGACCGGCTGCTTTGCGCCCCCATCTGGTGCGAGACCAATGGCGACAAGGGCTACCTGGCCCGGGAGCTCCGCCGTATGGGAGCGCAGGTGCGCACCTATCAAGAGAGGCAGAACAAGCATCTCAAGATCTCCACCCACCTGCGCAAATGGTGGCCGAAACTGCGCTTCCTCCGCACTACCGACCCCGCCTACACCGATCAGATCCTCGCCTATTCCGAGACCGCCGCCCATGATGATGCCCCGGACTCCGCCGCCTGCGTCTGCCGCATCCTTGACCACCAATAAAGGAGGTTCCCCATGTTTACCGACGTTACCTATCAGGATTGGCTTGCCGCCGCCGACCGCGACAGGCTGCTCCTCACCGCCATCGACCGCTACAAGGCCTCCCGGGATTTCCGTCAGGCGCTGGAGGCGGGCGACTACTTCCGTGGCTGCAACGCTGCCGTGGCCCGCAAGACCATTCTCCGCGCCCGCAAGATCGAGACCCGCGACGCCTCCGGCCGCAAGCGCATCCGCGCCGGCACCGAGGATGTGGTGGGCAACCGCATCGGCTCCGGCTTCCTGTTCCGCTTCATCACCCAGCAGAATCAGTTCCTGCTGGCAAACGGCTGCATCCTCCGTGACAGCGAGACCAAAGCCCGCCTGGGCGCGGACTTCGACCATCAGCTGGCCGCCCTGGGGGAAAGGGCGCTGATCCACGGCGTGAGCTGGGGCTTCTGGAATGTGGATCACCTGGAGGTGCTGGAGGCCGCCCGGGACAGCCGCAGTGGCTTCTTCGCCCTTATGGACGAAATGACCGACGAGGCCATGCTGGGCATCCAGTTCTGGCAGATCACCCCCGACAAGCCCATGTACATCCGCCTGTTCGAGCTGGACGGCGTCACGGTGTTCAAGGTGGAAAAGAGCCTGCTGATCCCCATGATGCCCAAGCGCCCCTACATCGTTACCCTGCGCAGCGATGCCCTGGGCGACGAAGTGCTGTCCACTGCCAACTACCAGCGCCTGCCCATCATCCCCCTCTACGCCAACACCGAGCGCCACAGCGAGCTGACCCCCGCCATCAAGGCAAAGATCGACGCCTACGACAACATCCTCTCCGATTTTGCCGATAACCTCGACCGTGCCAACGATGTCTACTGGGTGCTGAACAATTTCGGCGGCACCACCGACGATATCGCCCAGATGCTGGAGGAGATCCAACGCATCAAGGCCGTAGCCAATCTGTCCGACGGCAGCGGCTCCTCCTCTACCGCCGAACCCCATACCATCGAGGTTCCCTACGCCGCCCGGCAGACTGCCCTGGACATTCTGGAGCGTGCCCTCTACCAAGACTACATGGCCCTGAACATCGACGCTCTCACCGGCGGTAGCCTCACCAACGTGGCCATCCGCGCCGCCACCGCCAACCTGAACCTGAAGGCCGACCGCTACGAGTGGCAGGTGTTCCGCTTTGTGCAGCAGCTGCTCGCACTGCTGGGCGTCACCACCGAGGAGATTCGTTTCCAGCGCCAGTGTATCGCCAACGAATCCGAAACAGTGGCCGACATCGCCGCTATGCGCCCGGACATCGACCGCCGCACCGCCCTGAAGCTGAATCCCTACATCCAGCCCGAGGAGATCGACATGCTGCTCGCCCAGGAGGCTTGATCCATGTTCAAGTCCCATCTACCGGAGCTCTTCTCCCGCCTCGATTTTTCCTCCGCTGCTCAGTCCATGGGTGAAGCCGCCGTCAGTGCCGTCCGCACCCAGATGATGGAGGGCTACGAACGTCCCGTCTACCGCACCGGCGCGCTGCTACGGGATGTGTCCTTCTCCGTTGACGGCAGCACCGTTTGCATCGGCAACACCTTGCCCTACGCCATCCCCGTTCACGATGGAACCTGTCGCATGGCAGGCCGACCCTATCTGGCGGATGGCATCCTCAATCACGCAGACGCTCTCCGGCAGGCAACTGCCGAGGCGCTGCAGCATCAGGTGGCGTAAGCTGCCTGTTTTGTCGGCCATTCCACGGCACAAGGCCGTGTACTGGCTACACTTCGGCCAACGCAAGCGTTGGCCTCGTTAGTCGGGGGCGGCCACCCCCGACCTTTATATATACATCGCATTGCGCAACGCACCGCGCAGAAAGGAGCACCCATGTCCCTGACCCGCCAGCTGCTGAAGGATCTGCAGCTCAGCGATGAGGCCATCGAACAGGTCATCGCTGCCCACATCGAAACCGTGAACGCCCTCAAGGCCGAACGTGACGCCGCCTCCGCCGAACTGGAGGCTCTACGTGCCACCGCCGACCAGTCCGCCGCCGAGGTACAGGCGGCCTTCGATGCCTACCGCACCCAGGTAGAAACCGACCGCACCACCGCCAAGGCCCTCGAAATGGTACGCCTGGCCATGATCCAGGCTGGCTGCAACGAAAAGGCCATCGACCTGCTCATCCAGGCCATTGACCCCGCCACGCTGGAAATGGAAAACGGCGTTCTCAAGAATCAGGACGCCCTCATTGCCGACCTGAAGAGCAAGTATGCCGCCTTTTTCGCCCAGCCCATCCGCATGGCTGCACCCACCATTCAGCCTCCCATCCCCACGGGCGGTGCGCTGACCCGTGAGGATCTTTCCCGCATGAGCGCAGACGAAATCAACCGCAACTGGAACGCCGTAAAAGGCGTCCTTGCGAAAGGAGCGATTTGACCTATGGCTATCACCTCTTTCATCCCCGCTGTATGGAGCGCCCGCCTGACCGAAAACCTGCACAAGTCCCTGGTGTTCGGTTCCCTGTGCAACCGCAACTATGAGGGCGACATCGCCCAGTTCGGCGACACGGTGCACATCAACAACCTGGCTGACATCACCGTGAAGCCCTACACCCCCAACACCGACATCGCCGAGCCTGAACAGCTCACCGGCTCCGACACCACCCTGACCATCGACCACGGTGCCTACTACAACTTCTACCTCAACGACGTGGACGCCGCCCAGGCCAATTCCGAGCTGATGGATGCCGCCATGCGCAACGCCGCCTACAAGCTGGCCGAGGACACCGAA